AAAGAATCTAAACCTGAAGGTGATTTAGAAATAGCAGAGAAAGCTGTTTCAGACGCAGGTTTAAATATGGAAACATTGCAACAAGAATATAATGAAAAAGGACAACTTGATGACAAGTCTTACGAGTCACTTGAAAAAGCAGGTATTCCTAAATCATACGTTGACGCTTTCATTAATGGACAAGCGGCATTAGCTAAACAACAAGGTGCAGAAGTTAAAGCAGTTGTTGGTGGTGAAGAGTCTTATAATAAAATTGCGGCGTGGGCGGCAGAAAACATGACTGAAGGTGAAAAGAAAGCCTACAATGATACTGTTAATGGTAGAGATGTAGAGTCTATTAAACTTGCAGTCGCAGGATTAAAAGCTAAATATGACATGGCTAATGGTAATGAACCAAATTTAGTTCAAGGTAAAGCTACTCCTACAAATGAAGGTAGTTATGAGTCTTGGGCTCAAGTAACAGAAGCTATGGCTGACCCTAGATATGCTAAAGATGTTGCATATCAAAATGCAGTTAAAGCTAAACTAGCAAATTCGGATATATAATATGTGGCTAACAGTATTAAGAAAATTATATGAAGCTGAACAATCTGAAGCTACAGCAGTTATTGATACTTTTCTACAAAAAAGTGTCGGTGTTGCAGACCATGATAATTTTGTCAAAACTTTAAAAACAAACTTTGATAAACTTGTTCATGCAAAACACGCTATTGATGAGCTAGATAATATTATTAAGCAGTCAACTAAACCAGAAGAAAAGAAAAAGGAGAAATAAATATGCCAATGGGAAAAGGAACTTATGGTTCAAAAAAAGGTAGACCAAGTAAAGCGTTAAAAGGTGGTCAGAAAAAACTACCTATGTCTTTACAAAAGAAAATAATGAAAGCAAAGAAGAAGAAATAGTTATGGCTAAAAAAGGATTATACGCTAACATACATGCTAAAAGAAAAAGAATTGCGGCAGGTAGTGGCGAAAAAATGAGAAAGAAAGGTGCTAAAGGTGCACCAACAGCCGCTAATTTTAGAAGAGCGGCAAAGACAGCTAAAAAAAGATAAACTTTTATGGTAGCTAAAAAATACCAAAACCCTTCAGGCGGCTTAAATGCCGCAGGAAGAAGGTATTATAACTCTCAGGGCATGAACCTAAAAGCACCTGTAACAGGTACACCTAAAAAAGGTTCTAAAGCCGCAGGGAGAAAAAAGAGTTTCTGTGCTCGTATGAGCGGAGTTAAGGGAGCAATGAAAGATAGTAAAGGTAGACCTACAAGAAAGGCTTTAGCTTTACGAAAATGGAATTGCTAATATAGTTGTGCACTCTTTATAGAGGGCAACTGCCTAATCACATAGGAAACATAGCTTGACCTACTGCGGTAGACAATCTTGTAAGTGTGACTGAAAGTGTAAGGGCTTTTATTAACAAGCGTAAACAACCTAAAAAGGAGACTAAACATGGCAAACGCAAGTCCTGTCTCAGTCGGTAGAGTAAATGCAGGTGGTAGTGAAGACGCTCTGTTTCTGAAAGTTTTTGCAGGAGAAGTATTAACTTCTTTTGATAGAGCTTCAGTTACAGAAGGTGCTGAAATGGTGAGAACTATCAGCAACGGAAAAAGTGCAACATTCCCAGTAATGGGTAGAGTTGCGGCGGCTTACCACACAGCAGGTAACGAGATTACTGGCTCAGACGTAAATCACAACGAGAAAGTCATTACAATTAATGACCTTCTATTATCTTCTGTATTCTTATCGAATATTGAAGAGGCAAAAAACCATTGGGACGTAAGAAGTGCATACTCTGGTGAAATTGGTAGAGCTTTGGCTTTCCAAAAAGATAAGCACGTTTTACAAACTATTGGTCAAGCGGCTCAGGCTTCAGCAAACGTATCCGACAGTGGATATGCTTCTGGTACTGTATTAACAAACACTTCAATCGCTTCAGCAACGGCGGCAACTGCGGCTAATGCAATGATTGATGAGTTGTTCAATGCGGCTAAACAGCTTGACGCTAACTATGTTCCTAAAGAAGGCAGAAAAGCCTTTATGAAGTTAGAGGAATATTACAAACTAGCTAATGCTACTAATGCAGTTAATGTTGACTTTAGTGGTAAGGGTTCAATCGCCGAAGGTAAAGTTCTAAGAATTGCAGGAATAGATATTGTTCCTGTTGCTCACTTTGGTGACATTGCAGTAGACAACTCGTCTGCAACTGGTGTTGCAGGTGGTTCAGCTACAGCAGGTGGCTCTAACCCACAACAAGTAAACTTAGCTAACTATGTATGTCTAGTATCACACCCTTCAGCAGTAGGTACTGTTAAGTTAATGGACTTATCTTCTGAAATGGAATATGACATTAGACGTCAAGGTACGCTAATGGTAGCAAAATACGCTATGGGTCATGGAGTTCTAAGACCTGAAGCGGCTGTAGGAATTAAAGAAGCGTAATCTTTACGTTACTTTATACTTATAAGGACTAGGGGACGAGGGAGACTGACTCCCCTAGTTTAAATTTAGAAAAAGGAAAAGCATGACAACACAAATTACACCAACAACAGAACTTCAAGCTGTTAATATAATGCTTTCCGTAATTGGCGAAGCTCCTGTAAACAGTATAACAGGTACTAACAGTGTTGATGTATCAGTCGCTAAAAATATATTAGACGAAACATCTATGTCAATACAAGGTGCAGGACATAACTTTAATCGTCATATAAATTATACAGTGTCTTTAGATACAAATAACAAAATTCCCCTTCCAACAAACTGCGTTCAAGCAGACGACCATTCTCGGTCATACAACTACACAATCAGAGACGGATTTCTATATGACATAGAAAACCATACTGATGTTTTTACGTCAGCTCCTAAGCTAGATGTAGTTTTAATTCAACAATTTGAACATATCCCAGAATACGCAAGACGATATATTACAATGAAAGCCGCTAGACGTTTTGCTTCTAGGTTTATTGGTGACCAAAAAATTACACAATTAATAGGACAAGATGAACAAGAAGCGTTAGTTAGTTTTGAACAAGCAGATACAAGGGAGTCAGATTTAAACATATTAGAAGGTGACTCAAACACTTATTCAATAATAAATAGACCAACTAGAAGGACATACTAATGGCTGTAGTTTCGCAGAGTATTCCTAATTTTATAAATGGAATTAGTCAGCAAACCCCAACGCAAAGAGGTATTAATCAAGGTTCTGACCAAGTAAATTTACAAAACAATATAGTGGACGGTCTTAGTAAAAGACCACCGTTTGAGTATATCGCTACTGTAGATAGTACAAATGTATATCCCAACACAACTAAAGTGTGGAGTATACAAAGAGATGAACAAAACCAGTACATTGTAGCTTTATATAATGGTGGTATAAAAGTTTATGATTTAGCAGGTAATGAAAAAACTGTAACAATACAAAGTGGTGCTAGTTATTTAACAAGTACAAATCCAAGAGACGATTTTAAATTAGTTAATATAGCTGACTTTACTTTTATTGCTAACAAATCAATAAAACCTACTGCGGACACAAATCAATCTGCGGCAAAACAAGAAGAATTTTTAATATATGTAAAAGCTACTAACTACGGTAGAGAATACACAGTAACTTTAACACACCCTTATCTTTCAAATGCCGTCAGGTAATGACGCAACAACTGATAGTGAATTTAGAGACTCAGATAAAATTAAAGATATTTTATTGTACGGTACATCTAGTCAACACTGGAATGGTTCAGCGTCACAAATAGGATTTAAAACAGTTAGAACAGATACTAACGCTACTTTGTCTACATCACAAGGTTTAGCAAACTATTCAGGTATTACGTCTCATTTTACTTTTGAAAGTTATGACAACGTAATATATGGAAAACCTACAGGCACAGTGTCGTCACCTAATACGTTAGCTGATTATACTGTAAGTACGTCAGACGGTGCAGGTAGTACAGCTATGTATCACATAAGAGATACAATACAAGATTTTAGTAAATTACCTTATTATGGTAAAACAGGAGTTATTATTAAAATAACTGGTGAAGAAGGAGATACACTATCTGATTACTTTGTAAAATTTACAGGTAATGGTGTGTGGTCAGAAACTATTGCACCTGCAACAAGTGTAGGTGTTACTAATAGCACAATGCCTCATGCGTTAGTTAATAACAATAACGGAACATTTACATTTAAAGAATTAGATTATGGTGATAGAACATGTGGAGATAGTGATACAAATGCTGACCCTAGTTTTATTGGTAAGACTATACAAAATTTAACATTTTATAAAAATAGATTAGGAATACTGTCAGGTGAAAATTTAATTTTATCTGAAAACGCAGGGTTCTTTAACTTTTTTGCAACAACAGTTACACAAGTATTAGACACAGACCCTATTGATATAGCGGCGTCTGGTACACAAGTTAATACATTGAAAAATTCTGTATCATTTAATGAAACATTATTGTTATTTTCTGATACAGCACAATACAAGTTAGACCACGCAGGTGATACAATAAGTCCAACTACAGCTATACTTAATGAAGTATCTAGTTTTGAGCATGATGACTCTGTTACACCTGTAGCGGCAGGACGTTTTGCTTACTTCTGTCAAAAAAGAAATAACAACACAGCAGTTAGAGAATATTATGCTGATGATGATACATTAACAAATGACGGTTTAGATATAACAGTAGCAGTACAAAATTTATTACCTACTAATCCATATCAAATTATTAGTAACACGATTGAAGATACATTAGTATTTTTACATGCAGACACAAACGATACACAAACTGCACCTTATACTACAGGGACAGCCGCAAATCCGACTAATGCAGATACAATGTTTATATACAAATATTTCTTTGATAGAGGAGAAAAAGTACAAACAGCTTGGTCTAAATGGATATTTAATGGTGCTAAAATAATAGGTGGTTTATCTGTAGACAGTTATATTTATTTATTAGCTGTAGAAAATACAGATACAAAATTATTTAGAATAGATTTAAGAAATTTAAAAGACCCTACATTAGGGTTTGGCATGTATGTAGACTTGAAAAAAACTGTTACAGGAACTTATGATAGTGCTACAGACTTAACAACTTTAACTTCTCCGTATGGAGCAAAAACTGGTTTGACTGCTATAGATAATACAAACGGCACAAACTATACACTTACAAATACTACAGGTTCAACATACACATTAGTAGGTAATCACACAAATGTTACTATTGGTGTTCCGTATGAGTCAAAGTATGTTTTAAGTCCACAATACATACGAGAAGATACTGGTAGAGGGTTAGTTGCAGTTACTTCAGGAAGATACCAAATTAGAAATATATCTTTTGATTATGAAAATTCTGGTTATTTTCAAGTTGAGGTAACACCACAAAATAGAAACACTAACACAACATTTATGACTGGTTACGTTATCGGATTTACAGGAGCTCCAAACCAAGTACCTCTTGCAACAGGTACACTAAGAGTTCCTATACAATGTAGAAATACAGATTTTACATTAGAGATAAAAAGCTCTTCACACTTGCCTATGTATTTAGCTAGTGCTGAAGTAGAAGGTTACTATCATAGACGTTCAAGAAGAATGTAATATGGAAGAAAAAGAAAAGTATGTACGACCTGCAATTTTAAAAGACGCATTGGAGTTAGCTCCAAAAATGCGTAAAGAAGACAGAGCTGAAATATTGGCGTCAGATAATATGTCACCATTACAAGCTCTTGTTGTTCCTTTTACAATTAAAGGTGCAAAAATATATTCAATTATTGGTACTAAAGAAGAAGGTGTCATAGGTATGTTTGGGTCAACCCCAAGCAGTGAGCCTGACTTTGGTATCGCTTGGTTATTGTCTGCAAACAATTTAGCAAACAATCACGCTAGGCAATTTTTAAAAGAATGTCCTTATTGGGTATCTCAAATGGGTGAAGGTTATAAACACTTATATAATTTTGTAGATAAAAGAAACTGGGTAGCTTTAAAATGGTTACAGCTACTTGGGTTTGAAGTAAAAGAAGAGTTCCCTACTTATGGACATAAACAAATACCATTTTTATTAATGATGAAGGAGTTAAAATGTGCGGTGTAAATGAAGCAATGGCGGCTTTTAAAATAGTCGGAGCTGTCGCTAGTCACCGAGAAAAGAAACAACAAGCAATAAACAAAGCGGCGGCAGATGAAAGAACAATGCGTAACGCTGACCAAGCATACTTAAATGATTTATCAAAAATAGAAACTGAAAGAGGTATGGCGGCTAGAGAAAAATATATTGCTGAAATGAGAAGTAACTTTGCTAGAAAAGCGGCACAAGCAAACGCTCTTAATTTAGGTTTTGGTAACTCAGTTAGGGTAGTACAAAACATAGGAACGGAAGCTGACGCTGAATATAACAACATTATGGCTGATTACATGGGTGATATGATTACTCTTAATAATCAACGAAGTGACGCATACGCTAACTTACAACGAACATACAATAGTATTACACCAACATACGAACCTAGCTTTATGAGTCTTGCATTAGATATTGGTGGTGCAGGAGCAGATTACATGGGTAAACCAAAAGATGAAAGAAGGTTCTTTACAAATTATGGAAATCAAAAAACAGGATAGCACATGGCATATAGAAGTAAAATAAGTAGAAATAGATATTATGGCTCTACATTTGCAGGACGTGTCGCTACTACAAGAGAAACACCTTTAACTGACATTGTAGACGCTATTAATAGAAACACAGGAAAGCTAGAAAGATTTGCTTCTAATTATGTTGAAGGTAAAAAAGACGCCGCAGATAAATATTTAGAAGGTTACTATGCTACAGGTGGTACACCAGAAAATTTAAGTAATGAAATATTAAATGGTAAACACCCTGAACTAGAAGGCATATACGCACAAACTGCTATAGATACACACAACGGAAGATTTATGGCGGCTAAAGCTATTAATGAAATTGAAAGATTAAAAGATACTTATAAGCCGTTTGACGGTGACGGACAAACATGGAATGAATGGGTAAGTAGTTTAAGAGATGAAAACGGTCATGCTGTTATTCCTAGCTTAGAAGGCAAATCAAAAGGTTTTAACACAGGGTTTGCTACTGTATTTGGTGAATATAGAGCTCAGTCTCTTGTTAATGACGCAGAAATGCGTGGTAATTATTGGAACGCTAAAAAACAAGAAGCAGGTATGACTTACATGCACACTGAACTAATGACTATGAATAAAGTTGGTGAACAATATTGGGCTCAATTAGAAACTTTAAATACACAATTACCAAATGTATCTGGTTTAACTGGTAAACAATATTATTTTACTACAGAAGAAATGAACCAATTAGCTATTAATCATGCTTCTTGGATTTTATCTACAGCAACAACCACAGCAGAATTAGATAAAGCTATGTCTATCTTAAATGCTGACAGAGGTACTGGTAAAGGTGGTAATCCATTAGGTTCATTAATGAATACAAAAAGAAAAGACGTAGCAGAATTAGTTGAAAGTATAAATAATAAAAAAACACAGCTAACTAATCAAGGTAGAGCAGACATAGAGTACCAAGAAAAACAAGACGTAAAAGAAATTTTCAATACTCTTATTAATAGTAATGGTACATTAGAAGATAGAAATAAAGCTATTAACGCTATTAAACAAGGTAACTTTGGTGAGCCAAGATTAATTGAAGCTGTTAATGATTTCTATAATAAGAATAGATTTACTAATACTGACCCTGCGGCAATGGACGATTTCTTTAAAGAAGTGTTGTCAGGTCAATATGAAAGTCCTAAAGATTTAATTGTTGCAATGCTTGATAAAGGTATTCCTACAGATAAATTAGGAACAGCTTTATCTTATTGGTCTTATTGGAATAGTGATAATGAACAAGGAAAGAAACCTATTTACTTTACTGATACAACATATACAAAAATGACAACCAATATATTAACTTCAGTTAAAGGTGCGTTTACTGACAGAACTTCAGGATTAGCTATAGACGGACAAGAAGAAGCGGTAATGAACGCTAATAATTATATTATTAAATCTATTGTTCAATTTGAAATGGATTTTAAAGCAAAAAATAATGGTCAAGAACCAAGTGATATAGATAGATTAAATTTTATGGAAAAACTTGGTAAAACAGTTCAAACAATCTTTCAAGCAGAAAAGACGCCTTACCCTGAAGGATTAAAACCATTTACAGAAATTGAAGTAGATTTACAAAAGAAACAACAAGAAGAAGATGAGAAAAATTTAATAATAGAGCAGAATACAAATACGTTAAATGAAAATGTTTCTAACTTCTTACAAACTTTTGATGTATCACAAATTCCTACATTTGATTTAGATGAAGATACATCATTCTTTAGAAGTAGAGACGCAGAAAAAGGAATATTTAGAAGAGAGAAATTACTTCCTGCATTAACAGAAGCATTACAAAGTTCATTTAATGTAGAAAATCTTGGTGAAATTTTAACTAGATTACCCCAAGAAGATTATGACACTATGATTAACAACTTAGCTAATTATCTTAATGTCGAGGCACAAGATATAAAATTAGCTATACAACAAATAGCTGAGGCACAACAATAATGGCAGAATGGAAACTAGATACTAGAACCACGCCAGAAAAAGTAAGAGATAAAAGAAATAAAAGAAACCAAAAGATAAAATTAAAAAAAGCTGAGTCTGAAGCTGAGGCTTTAGAACAAATACAAACTGAAGAATTTTATAATGCGGCTGTTTCTTACTACAACTGGCGAGAAGGTACAGATGAATATTCATCATATAGTCACGCCGATATATTAGATAAATTTTATACAGACAGGTCATGGAGAAACAACAATACTATCTCTATGGGTAAAGATATGTATACAGCAATTAATACAGATGACCCAGACCAATTAAATAATTTTGCTTATATATCACAAACGTATGAAGCACTCCCTAGTTTTTGGAATGACCCTAATAGAACTTTTGGTGGTTGGTTAATAGACAACGGTGGAGCTATGTTAGCTGACCCAGTAAACCTTATAGGTTTTGGTGTTGGTGGACAAGCGGCAAAACAAGCATATAAACAAACATTAAAAGAAGCTCTTAAAGGTAAAGTTGCAAAAGAGATTAATGATAGAGTTTTAAAAGAAGCACAAAAACAAGCACAACAAGAAGCACTAGGACAGGCTATTAAAAAAGGTGCATTGTATGAAGGCTTTATTGGTGCAGGTGTTACAGGTGTGCAAGACACAATGCTACAAACAACTGCGATACAAACAGGCGTACAAGAAGATTTTAGTTTGAAACAATTAGGATTGTCTACTGCCGCAGGGTTTGGATTTGGTACTGTGTTTGGTGGTTCATTTGCTTATGGTGGTTTTAAATTAACTAACAGAGCTATGAAAAACAGAGCTGTTAAACAGTTAGAAGACTTACATAATTATGGAAGAGATGACATTACAGGTACAAGATTATTTACAGATTTAGCAGATAAAAAAGAAAAAAAGTTTTATTATAAAAATCTTAAAAAAGAAGAAATAGATAAAATAGAACAAGACTCTATTTTAAAAGGAAAAGATTTAGATGAAAAAATACAAAATTTAAGAAACGAAGTTAGAGTATCAGGACGAGGCAGACCACCTAAAGAAAAATTAAATTACGATAAATTAGATGAACGTGGTAATACTGGTGCAGTAAAATATATTCAAATTATTGCTAGAGAAAACGCTAAAGAAATAGGAACAGAAACTATAACTTTTGATGAAATGAAAGTTATTGCAGAAAAATTTGGTGCTGACCCTAAGAAGTTAATGAAGTTAGCAAAATCAAAAGCAAAAGAAGATAAAGAGTTATTTGGTTTAATGATAGCACATAAAGACTTGTTATTAAAACAAGGTGATGACCAAATGAAATTAGCTAACGACTTTTTTAGAGAAGGAATTACTGAAGCAGAAAAACAATCTATTAGAGTAGAATTTAAAAAAAGAGCTCAAGTTGCTTTAGAATTAATTAAAGTACAAAAAGAATTACAAGAAAACTACGCAAGAGCTACAACAGCAGGTAGAGTCAAAGGTGACGCTGAAAGAGCAACTGAACTTAAAATGTTGCCTGAAGACCCTGAAATGAAAAAGCTCATGGAGACAGACATAGACGCTTACATAAAAGCAGTGGCGTTATTAGATGACCCTAATCAAGCTATTCTTGCATTACAAAATGTAAGAAAAGTAAACAAATGGGATTTAGCGGCAGAGTATGTTAATAATAACTTATTGTCTTCCCCTGATACACACATATTAAACATTATATCAGGTCTTACACAAACACAATGGAAACCATTTGTAATGTTGTTGAGAGCGGCAAACCTGTCTTTTAGAGATTTTCAGCGTTCTAAAATTGTAGCAAGAGAAGCGTTCCAAACTTACATTTATCAATATGTCTATACTGGTTATGCACTGCGAAGAGCAATGAAAGCCTTTTATATGGGAAGACCATTACTTGATAGTGCAAATTTAAAGTATGATAATAATATAAGACAAGGACAACTTCAGCGTTGGATAAATGAAACAGGTAAAATATTAACTGAACCGTTAGGTATATTTGGCACTGGAATACAGCGAGGTATTATTAATCCAATAGCTCAAATTACTACAGCACCATTAAGAGTATTGTCAGCAGGTGACGAGTTCTTAAAACAGATGATGTTTAAAGGAAGAATGGCGGCAGAAATAAATTCAAGAATATATAAAGAAACACCTGACATTGGTGTGTTTAGTAATAGACAACAATATGTAAAAAGATTTAGAGAGTTAGAAAAAGATTATATTAGTGAAACAGGTGCGGCAATAGACTCTGGTGATAAAATAGAAAATATTTTAAATAGTCCTTTACAATACGCAAGAGAAGGTTCGTACACACAATCAGCACGTTCTTTTAATCCTGTAACTAAGACTTATGAAGGTGGAGTAACTGGTGCAGTTCTATCATTTACTAATAGACATAAATGGTTAAGAGTGTTTGGATTGCACTTTATTAATACTCCTTCAAACTTATTACGTTGGAACTTTCAACATTTACCATTCTTAGGTAGATTTCAATTTCAAATGAGACACATGTTAGCTAAAGGTGCAGACGGTAAATATCTAAATCCTGAAGCGGCGGCAGAAGCTAATGCTAGAATACAAGCAGGTTGGTTACTGTGGAGTGCGGCAATGCTTATGGCTATTAATGGTAGAATTACTGGTGGTGGTTCAAGAGACTGGAAAGAAAATGAAGAACGAAAGAAAAACACTGGTTGGCAAGAATACTCATTAAAAATGGAAGACGGTAGACATATATCTTTAAATAGATTAGACCCTATCTTTATGCCATTTATGATAGCGGCTGACATGGTTGACGCTATTGGTGATTTCTTAAAACACAATGAAGATTTACCAACAGAAGTAGAAAACCAATATACAGAATTAGCAATGGGTGTTGTAGCTAGTATGACAAGAAATTTAACTTCTAAATTCTATACAAGAAATATTTTAGAAACAGCAAACTTTTTATTTAGTGATGACTTTATGAGAAGCAGAGCTCCTGATAGAATTGGTAGTTCAGTATTAGCTAGAGCTATTTACAAAGTAACTCCATTGTCAGGTGGATTAAGATATTCTAGTAGAATTTCTGACGACCACCAAAGACAATTATTTACATTTAGTGATAGACTAAGACAACTAAATCCATTTAGTGATAAAGATAGAACTATGCCAAAACGTAACATGTTTGGTCAAAAAATAGATAGACAAAATGGTTGGTTGTTTGGATTAGGTGGTAAAACTGGTTTATGGTCTTCACCATTTGCTATGACACAATGGAAAGATACAGCAACGGCGGAGTTTTTTAAAGGTAGAGATTTTGAATATAAAGCTCCACCAAAAGTAGATAGACGAACAGCTTTAGATTTAAGAACAATAAAAGATGATAAAGGACAAACAGCGTATGATTATATGTTGGAACGAAAACAACATCAAACTTTCACACATAGAGGTAAAACTTATAAATTACAGCAATATATAGAAGCTCTTATTGCTGATAAAAACAGTGAATTATATCGTATGC